GTCTCGTTGGTTCGGGGACATTCTCATAGGATGGGTGCGTATTTTCAGACTTATAATCTTACGGGTCAAGAATTGCGTGGATATGAGATCGGTCATTTATGTGATGAGGATCAAATGGATTATTCTATTCAAAAGAACTGGCAGGCGGGATTTGCTGTCGCTCATGTGGTTAATGATTATCCTCATGTGCAATTAATTCAAATTCATGATTACACTTGCGTTGTAGATGGAAAAACTTTCAGCGCATAATAAAAAGGAGAAATAAATTGTTTACAAAAGATTTTGTTTTAGCAGTATTAGAGCGTGCGCTTAAAACTTTTGCTCAGGCTCTAGTAGCAGTTTTTGCAGCGGGAGCAGTTACAGTATTAGATGTTGACTGGACACAAGCATTGGCTGTTTCAGGAACAGCAGCGGTAATTTCAGTTCTTACATCTATCGTTAGTGCTAACATTGGTAACTATGGCCCGTCCCTTGCAACTGAATCGGTTGCTACTGATAATAGTGTGAGTGGGCAGTAGTAGAAATAATGCACTGTAAAAAGTGTACAGGACGAGTTTTTGTGGACAGAACTTTTACCTCACATATGTATATTGAATTATTTTGTTCTATGTGTGGTAAACGATGGTTCGTAAAAAGATTATCTAATGGATTGGGAGCATGGTTAAATCAAAAAGAAGAAAATCTTCTAAAACGCTCAGGTATTTCTTCTTAAACGAAGAATTACATAAAACTATTAGTGTTATTAGGTCACACGATATGCTCGTTGCTTGGAATTATCCGCAGCGTAAGCGTGTTGCATATGTTCTTTCTGATTGTAAATTGCATATGCAACGCGCTTATGGGGTGACCGATGTTGCAAAAATTTTTGGTAGAAAACGAATGAGTATATTTAAATATATTTATGATGGTAGTATTCCTGCTCCAACAAAAAGTTATCCTCTTAAAGAAGAACCTTTAAGAGAAGGTAAATATTTTTTTAATGAAAAAGATATTTATAATTTACATGATTATCTTATGACTGTAAGTATTGGTAGGCCAAGAAATGATGGAGCAATAACAGTTACTCATGCCCCTTCCCGTCGTGAATTAGAGGCAATTCTTAGAAATGATACTATGCTATATGTAAAAACTTCAGATGGAGAATTCTCCCCAGTATGGAAGCAACCAGAGTGGTAATATGAAAAATAAAAAAATTATACAAAAAATTATTAAAAATTTAGAGCAGGCGGAAAAATTAGCGTTAGAAAACCGTGACGTTGAATCCCTTGTTATAATTTCTGATAGGTGGTATTCTTTGATTGATAATATAAACCACAATGATTCTAATAAGTTAAACATAGGATTTGTTAGTCAGGAGAAAAATGATGACAGTGGAAAGACCTCAAACAAACGTTCGGGTTGAATTAGGATTTACTAAGAATCTTGGAAATTTTGAGAATCTTCGCGTTTCTATAGGTGTTGAAGATTATGTTAGAGATGGTGAAACGGTTGATGCAGCAACTGAACGTGTCTATGACTTTGTAGAGAATAAGGTTGTTGAAAAGGTTAATGAGATTGAGAAGGAAATAAAGAGTAATGGCTAAAGCCAATGACAGTAAGTTGGGCTTTGCTCTGCTTGATCTTTACTCATCTTTATATTTAGATAAATATAATAAGAAATGTATTTTAAATAAGTATCGTGATAAATGGGCTATGATCGACGTTATTGAAAGCGTAGGTTTTGAACGCGCTAAAGAATTGATAGGATACTATTTTAGATTATCAAATCGTTCCGGTCATAGTCTTCAATGGTTTTTATATAATTTTGATCGTCTGGATGATATGTTAAAAAAGTCTGAACAGGATATGCATAAGCGTGCTATCATGAGGGAAAAGACTAAGCAGATGGTGAAGGAGAATAGTGAATACTGAGTCAGCAGTTATTAGTGCAGTTTGTAAGCATAAAGATATTTCAACTTTATTAGCAGATAATTTGGATGAAATTTTTACATCTCATAGGGATGTCTGGGAGGGCTTGAAGGGATACTATTACAAGTTCCGCGCAGTACCAGATATTGAAATTCTTACTGATAGGTATAAAGATTTTAGTCCAGACCCAGTACAGGCTGAAACAGCATACTATGTTGATCAATTAAAAAATGAATATCTTTCTGCTCAGGTTAAAAAGATTCTTCTTAGTGCTGGTTCTAATCTTAAAGGTAATGCTGCTTCTCGCGTTATTTCAGATATTCAAACTGAGATTTCAGGTCTTGCAAAATATACTAATAATGTTCGTGATTTAGATGTTACTGACTGGGAAGATGCCGAACGTCATATTGAAGCAGTTCGTAATCGTGCAGCACAGATGGGTGGAAGTCCCGGTATTTCTACTGGATTCAAGGCTATTGATTTAGCATATCCTACAGGAATGGCTCCCGGTCATTTAATTGTTGCTATTGGTTGGCCCGGTCGTGGTAAAACGTGGTTCACGTCGTATCTTGCATGTAAGGCTTGGGAGCAAGGATTCAAACCTATGATTGTTTCTCTAGAGATGAGTCCTGAAAATATGCGTGATCGTATTTATACTATGCTAGGATCAGGAATTTTTCGTGCCAGTCAATTTTCCCGTGGAGATGTCAACATTGATGATTTTAATCATTGGGCAACTAAAAAGTTTGCGGATAAGAATGGGTTTGTTTTAGTTTCTAATGAAGGTACTGCTGATGTTACTCCTCAGACTGTTCAGGGTAAGATTGATCAACATCGTCCTGACCTAGTAATTCTTGACTATCATCAATTATTTAATGATACTAAGAAGTCTAAGAATGAGGTAGAGCGTAATCGTAACATTTCGCGGGAGTTTAAGTTACTTGCTGTTAGTAACAATATTCCTGTAATTGACATTACTGCTGCCACAATGGATGATGTATCTGATCAAGATAACCCTCCTATGCTTTCTCAAGTTGCATGGTCAAAGGCTATTGAATATGATGCTGATATGGCATTGGCTGTTCATCGAACTCCTGATACTAATATTATTGAAGTGGTTAGTAGAAAGAATCGTCACGGTACAGAATTTGGATTCTACCTTGACTGGGATATTGATCGTGGAGTTGTTAAAGAAATTTATGAAGATATGTCCTGATTCTGATATAATTAAATAAAGAATACGGATAAAAAAAATGAATACTCGTAAAATAAAAACTTTTGGGTTTGATGGTCTTATAAAAGATGATGCCTCTATTCCAAGGATGCGTGCCCAGTATGAAAGTACGATTATTCATAGTATGAGAATGTCTGGATACATTCCTGTGCTGGACCTTGATTCACAATTTCACCTTGAGTATAATCATGATAAAGATCAGTATAGTTTTCAAATATATGTTCATGGTATATTTGTTGGAAAGAAGAAGGCTCTGCAATATGAAGGTTTGGCAGGGCAAAGGTTACTACCAAGGGATCGCTAATGCTTATAGATACTTATAGCCCCGCTCATGTTAAGATTATTCTTAAAGAGTTGGGGTTAAAAATTTCTGGAGAAACTTATAATGATTTTCTCTGCCTATGTCCATTTCATGGAAATAGGAATACTCCATCTTTTTCAGTTAGCCATACTAAAGGTTTATATTTATGTTTTAATCCATCATGTGATGCTACTGGTACTATATTAGAGTTGGTAAAAGAAATATCTCACCGTAATGATTATGAGGCTTTGCGATTTATTCAGTCCTGTAAAATTGATGCGACTCAAAATTTTGAGGATGAATTATCAGAATTATTAGATGAGAAACCGGATTTTGTAGCGTTTGATCAAATTAAATTAGATGAGATGTATGAATCACTTAAGCGTAACTTTGATGCACAAAATTATTTATTAAGTCGTGGCATAAACTCTGAAGAAATACAAAATTTTAGATTAGGATATTCTGAAAATCAAGGGATGATAATTGTTCCTGTACACAGTCCAGATGGTATACCTGTAGGATTAGTTGGACGAGGGGTGCAGGAAAAAACATTTAAGAATAGTCGGAATCTTCCAAGATCAAAGACTTTATTTAATTTACATCGGGCTAAAAAATTTGGCGGCACAGTAATCGTATGTGAGAGTTCTTTTGATGCTATAAGAATACATAGTGCAGGATTTCCAAATGTAGTAGCAACATTAGGTGGATTTATTTCAAAAGAAAACATTGCTAACCTTAATAGATATTTCAGTACAATTATTATCATGACCGATTTCGATGATCGTGAAAATCATATTGCCGATAATTGTCGTAAATGTTATCCTGAATCATGTAAAGGACATAATCCCGGTAGAGATTTAGGAATGTCAATTGCAAATTTTTTAAAAAACAAAGATATTCAATGGGCCATGTTTGACCAAAATACAGTGTATCCACATGGTGCAAAGGATGCAGGAGATTTAACTAATGAAGAGATTCAGCATTGCATAAAAAATGCAATGTCTCATATAGAATACTCTTCACAAAACATATATTAAATGTTATAATTGAAGTATAGGACACAATATAGTCCTTACATTAAACATATACTAGGAGATATACTATGGGTATCGTAAAGGGGCTTACAGCCCTAAATAAAACACTTGATAAGCCTTCATACACTAGCGATGGAGTCAAGGGCCGTTGGGTAAAGTTAAATGACGGTCAAAGCGTAAAGATTCGTTTTCTTCAGGAACTTGATCCTGATTCCCCCAATTATGTTAAGGATAATGGCGTAGGATTTATTGCCATTGAACA